AAACTTTATCATAAAATTTTGCAAGATTACCAGATATATGACTCTTAACATTTGGATCATCTAAATTATAGATAGAAGTAAATGCTGATGGATTTAGTTCCCCTTCAGTATCATTACGTATTTGATCTATAGCATCTTTAGTCATATTATATTTATATGCATAAGCTTTCAAGAATTCAGGATCTCTAAATGCTTCTTTTAATAAAGCATCTTCCTTTTCTCTCTCAGCTTTTTCCCATTCTTGATAAGTAATCCCGTGAGCTTTAACCATGGCTTTATATTTATCCATAGGACTAACTTCATCAGGATTATCTTTATTCATATCTTGTTGTACTTGATAGATTTCATCATAGATATCTACTGTTTCTACACCAACATCAAATACAACATCATCTATATCATTATCAGTCTTAAGACCTTGCTTTGTAATACCAAAGTTTTCTTTAAGATTCTTACCTTCATACCATACATATAATGCCATGAGATAAGAGAAAGTTAAATCGTCATGAGTATTAGTAGAGTGCTCTATCTTACCATTACGTTTAACTTCTAAACCAATAAATTCATCATAAAGTTGTCTAGTAACAAACTTATCTTTATGATTATCCATACGCTCTCTTAAGATTTCCATTAAGAGTTCACGTACATTTTTAGTTGAATCGAGACCAAATACTTTAACTAAAGCTTTAGTCTTCTTAATTGCCCCAGGACCTTCAAAACGTTCTTCAAGTATCTTTTCTTTATGCTCGAAGTATAAGTTCTTAGAGATGCCTGCCTTCTTAAGTAATGCTATAACCGACGCCCCGAACCCGTTTTCATTTAGATATAGACGCTACTCTATATCCGTGCGTTCTGGCATCCACTCCCATTACAGGACGTGACTAGATCATTTGTCGTTCTCCAACTTTACTTGCTGAGACCAGGATTTTTCCTCCGCCAATCGCTTGCGGTTCTACTCTCCCGTCAGGAGATGATCGTTGAACGTGTCTTCTTATTAAGAAGCTTTCGCTGCTAAACGTGGGAGATAACTTTACTCCCATAAGTCAAAGCATTTAACCCTGTTGATACATAGACATTTCTATCTATGCAGTGCGTTCTTACACCATTTCGTTCGACGTTGATTACTACATTAGGCATATACTTTTGGGTTAATTCAACTATAATCTTAGCCAACTCAATTTGGCTAATATAGTTACATTTAAACGTACCGATAACTTTAGTAGTCTTACTATCAATAATAGTAATAGCAGAACTATCTCGTCTATAGCCACCAGATACGTCAACCCCCATTATTGGAGGATCTATAGGCTTACCATTTCTAGCATAGTCAATCTTACCATATAAGTTAACTTGGAATTTACCACCTAGTACTTCAATAGTAGTATCAGGATCTTTAGTTAAACGAGATACTGTTTCTAATTCATCTAAAGTAAATGGGGAGTTTTCAGAACCTTGAGACCATTCAAGAAGTACTTCACGACGGATGTCTTCCCAACGGTTATTCATAGTTCTACAGATTTCTTTAAACCATTCTTCAGACTTACCAAGTTGAGCATAGCTAAACTTGATATAGACAAATGTAGATTTGGTATTAGAGTTCATTATATCCATTATCTGTTGATATGATTTATCATACCAAGATTCAGCAAATGGAACGGCATCTTCTTTCATTTGATATGCGAAGACACCTTCAGTAGATGTTAAGAATCCAGGGGTTGTAGTAAATAATATCCCATAAGGTGCACCATTTGCTCTAGCATTATCTGCAGCTCTCTTAAATGCAGGAACTGTGTTAAGATAAATGATTTCATTATATGGTGCAAATCCCCATTCGTCACCCCACAATAAAGGAATAGATTTACCACGTAATGTATTTTGTGCAGCTGTCTTATTACGAGCAGATGCTACAGTGATAATCTTATTTCTATTAACTGCATGCTCAAGTCTCAATACTGTATCTGATACTTTAGCATTCTTACCATCTCTTGTAAATGTTTGATCCATACGTAAATATGGAGGTAAGCATTCACGTAAGTTTTTAAGAGTTTGTAAGTTATCTTTGGAACCTTCTAAGGCTTTATGCATAAATGCAATAGTAGAGTTAGATGTACCAAAGTTAAATAAGTGTAAATATCTAACGTCAGCTGATAATGTCTTACCATGCTGACGAGGGAGTTCCAAGAATATATTCATATTATAGATGGAGCAGAAGAATAATGCCATATTACCACGATGTAGTTCTAATGGAATACCTTTACCGCTACCACCTTGGTCTGGTACACGTACTACTTCACGAGCAAAGTACCAGAAGTTTACCATGCACTCGGCTAAGACCTTACTCTTATAATAAGTACTTAAATTTGGATCATGTGGATCTATACCAGCAAGGTCAGGATCTAGGAGTGCAAGCATGAATTTATTATTCTTTATCCCAATTGCCTTTAAATACTGATGCATCTTTAAGAAGCTAGTATTTCTTGTAGACATTTGATAATAAATCTTCATAAATACCTCTAGAGTGATATATTATAGACATGATATAATGATATAGTTATTTATAGATAGGAGGTTATATCATGCTATTTTCAATTAAGGAAATTAAGTTATTAAACAAGGAGTTTAGACCAACAGTAGTGATATACTATATAGTATTATTACTTACATTAGTCATCATATGTGGTTCTGTAGTAGATCCACACTTTATGGTTAGATGGTTATACTATCTAGTAATGAATACTACCAATAATATCAATACTGCAACAACAGCAATGTTATTTGGTAACTTCATTAAATTACTATGTATCTTCTTGTTAGGAAGATATGCTCATCACTTATATAGATTCATTCATATAAGAATCTATGGTAAAAGAAAAAAATTATAAGCTTAATATCTCCCATAGGATTCTAAGATCCTATGGGAGGTAATTATCTTATTTTTTTTCTTTTGCTGCTTTTTTAGCTTCAGATACTTTTTCTTCAGCATCTTCAACAATTTCTTCTTCTTTTACTGGAGCAGCAGTAGGTTTTTCTTCTTTAGGTTTAGAGGCAGCTGCTTCTTTTTCTTTTTTCTTAGCTTCTTCAGCTGTTGCTTTAGCTTCAGCAGCTTTACGAGCTTCTTCCTCAGCTTGAGCTTTTGCAGCTTCTTCTTCAGAAATAGTAGGAACAGCTGGTACGTTATAGTTAGTGAAATCTAATACTACTGTATCACCAGTAGGCAAGATTTCATATACTGTAGCTTGTTGGGAAATGCAATCAGCAATTTCTTCTACAGTCAAAACTTCACGATAAATACCACGTACAAGACGGTTACGTAAACGAATTGGACGACGGCAATTTACATTAACTAGTTTAGTCTTCAAAGTTTTCATCATATGCCTCCTGAACAGAAACGATTAAATCATCATCAATAAGATCATAAGCTTCTTTCAATTCCACATTATCTTGGATTTCATCAGCAAGATCTTTACTATCGTTATCATGAGTACGATCGATATCAGAAAGCAATTCAATTTCAGCTGCATCGTCTTCATCGTCAGCTTCAATATCAATTTCTTCATCGTCTAATTCTGCTACAGAATCGATATCAGTGTTGTCATCGTCATCATCTAATTCGATTTCATCCATAGCATCAACGATGTTATCAATAGTATTATCCATGTCATTATCAGTAGCTGTGGAGTCAGCAACAACGTCTTCTACAGTAGAAGCTGCATCATCTAGCTCTTGGTGGATAGTTTTATCATCAGCCATGTTAAAGTCCTCCTTAAAATATTAATAATCTTCTTCATCATAACCGATGTAATCATCGTTATCATCTGCAAGATTATCTAAATCATCATCGGATAATGAAGACAATGCTACATCGTCATCATCCATAATTTCATCATCATCGTCACCATCTTCAATGGCATCAATGATATCTCTTTTAGCAATTAAAGAGTCTAAGAAAGCATTTTCATCGACCATTACATCGAATGCATCTTTCTCATCGATTTGCTCTTTAAAAAAATTATCGAGTTCACTGTTCATTGCAGTACCTCCATTAAGATTACTGATATGTTAACGTGATACATTTTTTAATATAGCTTGAACTTGACGTTCTAGGATATAAATAATCACAGGAACGTAGTAAAATATATCATGTTGAGGAATAGTATAGTTAAAATCTTCTAGAGATTTGAGTAGGAATTCTTCAAATCTATTCATCTTATCTGTATTATTATTGAAGTAATCAATAACGATATTCTTAAAGTAGTTTAGATCATCAGTTTCATACCGTTCATTATCTCTAATACGCATTACTGTATCATCATCAAATGATGGTACTTGCCAATAGTCGCCCATCTTATAATCATAGAAGATATAATAGTAGTTTTCTAAGCTATAATATAAGATAGATGTCTTATCTTCTACTAGCATACCATAACAAGATGGATTACATATAGTACCAATATCTTTTCTTTCTAATGAATGGAAGAAAGATTTAGAATAATCTAAAGCAAATGTAGCTCTAGTAGGAAGTTGATGGGCTACGTGTAAGTAATCCAAATCGCCAGTATTCATAATATCATGACGTTTAATGAACTCAATCATATAACTGTCATAGAAATTATGATCATCATAAGAAAAAATAAAAGTCTGAGTTTTATTACTATAGAAGAGACTTCTATAGTAAGCAATCATATCTTGGCAGATATTTTCAACTCTACTAATATAAGAGTAATCATCATCTTTGATTACTAGAGATAGGTTAGTACCGATATTAGTTGTATCCATAGTATAGGATTCTACAACTAAGGAATCAATATCTGTATTATCACCATCATGGGAACTTAAACGATAAGAGATCTTATACATATTAGCCCCAGTTGGTAATGTATCTAATGACACACTTGTAACTTTGAAGAGATACTCTTCATTAGTGTGATTAATAATGAAATAGTCTTGAGGATATGGTTTGAATGAGTTAGGTAATATATAAGCATCACCTTCGATTGTATCTGATTCAAGACCAAAATCGCCAGCATCCATTTGAACTTGAATTCTATCAAGACCAAATATAACTGTATCTTTAATTCTATTATATCTTAATGGAGAATCTCCATCAGTATAGCTATAGGCTAAGTTTGTAGACTCATCTAATGTACTTTTACTAGTATTGATATTATAATAAGTACAAGTAGTAGGAGCTTTATCTGTAAATGTATAGAATGTATTATCAAGCCGTTTAGTTTGAGACTCTAATATAGAGTTTATAGTGGCTGTATATGTAGTGTCAAGGAATTTACCCATAGTCGACCTCCTTTATTAATGTGATGTTTAAGACAAAAAAATAAAGCGGTATGGACTTTTAAGCCCATACCACTATATTATTTGTATACAGAAGTCTTGTATCTTACTTAATGGAACTCCATAATCTTTATCAGCTTGGTTTACATGAGCAAAGACTCTAGATCCTTTAAAGAATGCAATATTATTCTTTATGAAGTATTCTATCTGTCTTTTAGCTATTTCACCAGCTGAATCATTATCGAAGTATAGATGAATATCCATATACATTATACCTTTAGATAATATATACTTTAATATAGC